CCGGTACTACTCTTGCGTCGGAGTGTGCGCCCGGTCAGGGCGGGGCGTCAAGCGTTCCGGATCAACTCCAGGTTTTTCTGCATCCAGTCTGGATCTCGGGCCCGCTCCTCCATCAAGGCTTCGACTTTGCGCACCATCTCCGGGGACGGCTCGGGGAAAGGCGGGATCGGGTCGTTCGGCCCCAGGAAGGTTCCGACGTACTCCCGCTTCCCGTCCTTCGTCTCGAATTCCATCGCGGTCACGTAATCCACCGGGTTCTCGGGGTCGAAGGGAGGCAGCTTCATGGCAGCAATTCTACCACCAGGTGCAACCGCCAGCCCTTCCGGGCCGCCAAAGCGCCCTCAGCCGGGCCCCGGGATAGAACCCGCATCCACGCTGCTCGCCGGATCAGGACCTCCAGTTGCTGCGGGTGGGCCGATGCCGGGGCCACCCAACCGACTCCCCGCGTTCCGCGCGGGATCTTGATCTCCAGAAGCACCTCCCCGCTCCAGGCCAGGTGCTTCACGGCCGACGTGCTCACCCATCCGAAGTCACGGAACCTTTCCCCTGGCTCCATGGCTGCGTACCGACGGAACAGGGACCCGCCCGCGCGGAAACCTCGGAAAACGGTGATGTCAGACCCAGCCACCGCAGACCTGAGGGCTCGGTCGAGAGCTCTCTGCTGCGTGGCCTGCGCTGCCACTCGCCCGAGGTCTTCACCTGTTTCTCGGAGCCAGGGATTGACCTGGCTGCTCCATCCCGAGGTGTAGAAGGCGATGGTGCCCACTGCTTCCGGATCCCGCGCGAGCCTATCCAGCCACGCCGCCTGCTCTCTACCCCACCGCTTCGTAGCGGCTGCGATCGCAGCCTCACGCGACACCGACCGCCAGTGCAGAGATGATTGCCTGATCAATTCGCTGGAGCTCTTCGAGCGTCAGCGGTTCGTAGGCGTTTCTCATCAGGGCCGAGAGGTGCAGCCCCGGGTTGGCCCGGAAGATCGCGCCGCGCCTCGGGCCGAGCACCGCGTCCTGGAACCTCGGCGGCTGCACGGCGAGCCAGGCGGAGTAGTTCACGTCGGCACTGACCTGCCCGATCTTCCCCGCCCGCTGCCCCTTGGGGATCTTCCGCACCGGGCGCGTGTCGCGCACGAGCGGGCGCAGCCGCACCCCGGGCGGAAGCAGCTCCCGCGTCTCGGGCAAGCCCATCCCGCCGAGCCCGAGCTCCTCCCAGGACTTCGTGATCGGGACCGTCGTCGACCGGCACTGGTAGTGAGCCGGTGGCCTCGGCCCAGAATCGATCGGGAAGACCTGGCCGTCCAAGGCGCGGCAGGTCGGCGTCGTCCGTCCGTCCAGCGTCGAGACCCACTCCACTCCGGCAAGCACCGAGGCGCCGTCCCGATAGAGCAGGTCTCGCGAGCGGTTGCTGACGTGAGCGACGGCCGTACGCACCAGCGCCTCGGCCTGGGCCTTCCCCAGCTTGCGCCCGGCGATCACCCGCCGGATGATCTCCTGCGTCGTCTCCCCCTGCACGAGGCCGTAGCTGACGTCGGAACGGATGCGCCGGAAACGAGCCCGGGCCAGCTTCGAGATCTGCCGCGGGAACGTCGAGCCGACGAGCGGGAGCTCCAGGACGACAGCGCGCAGATCGTAGGGAGACGGGAGCCTCGCCGGCAGGACTCCAGCCGGGAGCATCGCCTCGAGGAGGCGTCCCCCGAAAGCCGCCTCGTAGGTGGCCAGCGTCTGCAGGCTCACGGTGAGCTCGCGGCCGAGCCGCTCGTAGGCCTTGCTGTTCAGGCGTCGCAGGTCGAGGAACAGCTGGCGCCGGCGAGCCAGCTGGTAGGGGGTCAGCCGCGCTCCATCCCGGGCAAGGTGCAGCAGGATGTCGCGCTCGTTCGCGTCGAGCAGCCGCGCGATGCGCCGGACTTCGGCGTCCGTCCAGCGCTCGAGCGCGATCGCATGCGAGAGCAGCCCCAGATGCAGCGCGGCATCGGACGAGACGGGCATCAGGCGCCTTCGCCGGCCTCCGCAGCCGCCGCTGCGAGCGCGGCCTCGATGTCCGCCTCCTCGGGCGCGCCCCCGCCATCGGCCTCGATCCCCTCCACGCCGAGGGCCTTCTCCTCGGCTTCCGGGTCGAAGTCGGGGCCGAGGATGTTGCGCCGCTGGAGCTCCGCCCAGAGCCGGCGCGTCGTGAGCCGCCCGGTGAGGTTGAGGTTCGCGAGCACCGTCACCGTCTGCTCGTTCCCGACCGGCATCGCCAGGTCGTGGTTGACGAGCACCGACCCACCGGAATCGGCCACCCCGGCGGCGTCGGCCTCGATCCCGGCCCAGCGGGCCATCAGTCGCAGGCCCTGCTCCGCCGCGTCCTCGAGAGACCGCGCCGACGTCTGGACGGCGGAGTGCGCCTCCGCGGCGCGAATCGCCTCTCCGGTCGCGGTCAGTCCCCCGCTCTCCCGCGGCAAGAAGGGCTCGTACGAGAGGAGCCGCATCTGCTCTTCAACCTTCGCGATGGATTGCTTCAGCTCGGCGATGCACTTGCCCGAGTGCTCGAAGTAGCCGTAGCCCGCTCCGGCCGGCAACAGCAGGGCGCCGGACGGCCCCCAGCGCACCCGCTTCCGGAACTGCGACTCGTCCACCCCGGTGAAGGTGGGCACCGGCACGTTGGCCACGTGCTCGATGTGCCGGAGATCGCTGAGAAGCTGGTAGTGCGTGAGGTTGAGATAGGCCAGGTCGAGCAGCGGCGGCTCCGCGGCGTAGGGCGCCTTGACCTCCCCGGCGTAGCAGGCGACGAGCGGGATCTCACTCATCCCGACCATCGGCCGCGGCGGTTCGATGGGGACCCACTCCGGCGAGCCGCCGCTCGCAACAGCGCGGTGCCCCCAGACCTCGCAGGTGACCCAGAGAGTGCCGGGCTCCGGCGCCCGGTATACCCGGATCCGGTCTTCGGTCCGCTGCGTGAACTCGCCGTCCTCGACCTCAACCCGCTCCCGCAGCCGAGCCTGCAGCAGCCGCCAGCGCCCGTTCACGGCGCCGGTCCGGATGCCGATCAGATCCTCCGGGCGATAGCGCACCAGGTAGGGACGGCGGCCGAGCGCGAGCTCTTCGGCGCGGGTGAGCTGATGCTCCGGGGCCGGAGGCATGTCGACGAGGAACAGGCCGAAGCCATACCACCAGGCGTCGATGAACACGGCCCGGAGGAACTCGTGGAAGTGCGTCCCCCGCAGGTCGACGTCTTCGCACCAGGCGCGCAGAGCGTCCGGGACGTCCGCTCCGATCCCGATCGGGCGCGCGAACACCTTGCCCACGACCTGCGTGACAGCGCGCGCGGTCGCGTTGTAGAGCGTCGACCGCCGCAGCCGGGCGGGATACCCCCACGGGCTCGAGAGGTCCTCGCCCTGGTAGGGCGGCAGATACTCCTGCCCGGCGGCCCAGACGGCCCGCTGTCCACCCCGGAGCGTGCGCAACAGCCGCCGCTGATCCTCGGCGGCCGCCCAGGCAGCGGTGGGGAGAGACACGGGATGTTGTTGCGATGCAGACATGCTTCCTCCTTTGCCTACCAAGGGCGAGCCGCCCAGGAAGCGCTGGCGCGGGGCGCCATCGCCCGGTAGCGAAGTGCGTCATAGACATGGTCTTCGGCTTCGGTGTCGACGTCGTCCGGCTTCCTGTCGTCGCGAGGCAGCGCCGGGAGAGTCCGCAACGAGTGCCGGCAGGTGTCGAAGAAGAAGAGCCCGGGCTCCTCCCGCGGCGACGCGGCGGCGGCTTTGAGCATCCGCCGGACCCGCTCGAGGCCGGTCCTGCGGCTCCCCGGTCCCTTCTCGCCAGCAACCCAGCGGACGCCGGCACGCGCCATGTCGTCAGCGATCGACTGACCGTTCTCGACCGCGAAGATCGCCGAGTCTGCCGGCCCTGGCTCGACCCGGCCGGCGAGCCCCATGGCCGTCTCCGCGGCGAGGATCTCGCGCGCGATCTCGGTTGCCACCTTCCGGCAGCCCTCGTTCGGCTTCCCGTTCCAGCCGTAGAGCTCGGCGATCTGGACGAGACTCCCGGCCGGTAGCGCGAAGTCCCCGCCGCCCGGCTGCGGGATCGATTCGCCGTTGCTCTCCGCCCACCAGCAGACCGCAAAGGGGCGCGACGAGCCCCAGTCGAAGGACCGGTCGATCCGCCAGCCCTCCGGGATCGGGAAGGGCTTCAGGATCTGCCGCTCCGGCGTCCAGACGTCATCGAGCGCTCCCCCGGCGACGATGTCCCAATCCCCCTCGAGCATCGCGCGGACGAGCTCCGGCGAGCCCAGACCGGCGAGGCGATGCGCGTAGGTGGGGTCGTTCCTGACCAGAGTCGGGTTGTCGGCCAGGCGCGCGGGCACGTACTGGCGCAGCATCCCGCCCTCTTCGGCCGGCGCGCGCCAGATCTCGAGGGGCGGGTGCGGGTCGATCCAGGTCGAGCGCACCCAGTTGTGACCGAGCCCGCCGGGGTTCGAGGCGGCAAGGATCCGCGGGAAGCGTGCGCGCAACCCGGCCGGCACCTCCAACCCGCCGAGGCGGACTCGGCTGCGCAGGAAACGGTACTGCGCCGAAGAGAAGTGCGTGGCCTCGTCGATCGCCAGGACGTGGATCTCCGCCCCCTGGTAGCGGTAGACGTCGGCCTCGAACTGGCAGTGCCGGAGGTGGATGGCGCTGCCGCTCGCCGGGAAGAGGATGTCGAGATCAGACCGGTTGATGCGCGCGTGCCCCGACTCGAGCCACGGAGCCAGCAGCTCGTAGAACGAGCCCGGTCCGTCCAGGTGGCTCGAGACGAGCTCCGGATAGGTGCGCCGGAACAGGTAGGCCTGCAGCCCGGGGATCGCGACCGCCCAGGCGATCAGCGCGGCGCGCAAGAGGAACGACTTGCCGCCACCCGCGGCGCCCCCGAAGAGGATCTCGGTGGCCGGCGACTCGAAGACAAAGCTCTGGCGTTCGTGGAGCTCGAGCGCCACGGCTGCGGGCTGGCGTGCCGCCTCACGCGCCGCAGCCACGCTTCACCACCACGTTGAGCACGGGGGGCACGAGCGGAGCGCCACCCTTCCCGGTGAGCTCGTGTCGGTGGCGATACTTCTCCGGACGCGCGCCGTTGAGGAGGAAAATGAGCAGCGTGTCGCTGTAGCGCCGGATCGTGCCGACCTTCTTGCCGCCCTGGTAGACCGGCTCGAGCACCCCCTCCTCGGCCCGGCGCCGCGCCTCCTGCTCGAGCAGATCCGCTGCGGCGTCGATCGCCTCGGCGGTCGCGGCTGCGAACTTCTCCTTCAGCCCCGGGTTGTCTTCGAGGTACTTCGCCGGGGTACTCCGGTCGATCTTGGCCGCAGCCGCCGCCTGGGTCCGGTTCCCGGTCTTCGCCAGCGCCGCGAAGTAGGCGCGCCACCAACGGGGCAGCTTCTTTTCTGTTGCGGACTTCGGCTGAGGGCGCCGCGGCGTGGCGCGCTGAGCAGGTCGGGCTTTCCGGGCAGGCGTCCGCTTCTTCGTCGGCATGATCGCGCCCCCGGGAAACGCGAAAGCTCCGCCGGCACGTGGCCAGCGGAGCCTCGAGGTGCTTCCGCGGGATCAGTCTCTGAAAGGGATGGTGCGCGGAATCGGGCGCGCCGTCAAGCTGCGGGGTCGAGCCTGCCCTCCGAGCTCGGCGCCTGGTGCCTTCCTGGGCCCTTCAGTACCCTCGTCTCGACGACGCGGATCTCGTAGGGGGCGCCGTCGCGGAAGTGGACGATGACCTGCCCCCACGCCCGGCGGGTCGCCATCTCGCGCAGGGAGCGCTCGACAGCAGCCAGCCAGGCGGGCTCGAGCGCCCCCGCCTCCGGCCTTTCCATCGGCTGGAGAGTCTACATGTCGCTCGCGGGGGTGCGCTCGGGCAACCGCCGTTCCCGGTGCCGCTGCTCGATCTCCCAGAGGATGCGCAGCGTCTCACCAGGCGCCCGGCCGCCGCCGATCTTCCCGCCCAGGATCGCGGTCAACGACCGGAGCTCCCGCCACTTGCCGGGAGGGTCTTGACAAGCATACGTCTTTGGCCCTATCCTCCTGCCCATGGAAACAGGGCCCACCCTTTCAGACCTCCACGAAGCTCGGACGGCTGCCGGGTTGAGCATGGAAACCTTGGCCAACCAGCTCGGGGTCACAAGGCAAGCGGTCTCGCAGTGGGAGAAGGGGACAACGACTCCGACAGGCCCCGCTCGCCGCCTCCTGTCGCAGATCCTTGGCCTTCCGCTCGACACCATCGACGCCTGGTTCGCGCGCGAGGAGAAGGCCGCGTGAGCTCACTGCGCCTCGTCCCCGAGCCGCGGCCGCTCGCCCCGGTCATCCCCATCGCCGGGCGAACCCCGAGCGGCGCGCTCGCGCGCGAAATCGCCCGCCTCGCCGCCGAACGCCGGCTCGCCGCGCGCCCGTCCGAGCGGCCGCGCCCCACCCCACCGCCAGCGCCGCCAACGACGCCGGGCGCGGCCTGAGCGAGAGGAGCGCGTGTTCATCATGACCGCAAGGCTCCCGCAGCGCCGCCGCGACGACGACTACCTCGCAACCCTGCGTTGTGAGACGGCGGCGGTGCTCTATCACGCCATGAAGGGCGTGCCGAAGAAGTCGGTCGCCGGCGCGCTCGGGCGGGGGCGGGAGTACGTCGAGCGTCAGATCCTCGGTCTCGACCCGAACGACCTCGAGATGCTCTGCCGCACCGTCGATTCCCTGCTCGAGCAGGGCGTGCCGGAGGAGCAGGCCAAGGCCCCGGTGCTCTACCTGGCCGAGGCCTACCTCTGGCCCGAAGACGGCGAGGAGATCTCCCTCGCCCTGGCCAACCGCCTCGTGGCGGCGCTGCTGCGGGCCGCGGGTTCCACCGCGGCCGCCGCGCAGCGAGCCCTCGACGACGGCGAGCTCGACCGGAGCGAACGCGCCGAGATCAACCAGCTCCTCGACCAGCTCGAAGCAGCGACCGTGGCGCTCCGGCGCGCGGTCAACGCCCGGCCGGCCCCGGAGCCGAAACCTGTAGCCCGGGTGCGGATGGTCCGCACCTGATGTGAAGCGGCCCGGTCGCGCGCCAACGCAGACCGGGCCAGGGGGACCAACGATGCAGCCCAAGGATACCACCCCATGACCCGCGAGCAAAGACTCCAGATCGAGCGCGCCTGGCTCGCCCGCTACGACCGCTGCCACCAGCTCGCCGCGCAGCACCCCGCCGAGCGCGGCACCTTCCTGCAGCACGTCGCCAGGGTACTCAACGTCGACGATCGCCTCTACCACGTCTCCTGGCCGTGCGGCGTCTACGACGGCGGCGCCCGGATCACCGAAACGACCGAGCGGGTCATCGAATGCCCCGACTGCGACGGGTACGGCTACTGGGAGACCGACACCTCGCCGCGAGTCTGCCGCGGCTGCCGGGGCTCGCGCCTCGCCGTGACCTACCCCGACGAGGAAGAGCTCGACGAGCTCGTGCTCGAGGCGGTTTCGCTCGCTCAGCAGACCGCGCCCGTCCCGCCGCCCATGCGGATCACCTTCGCCGAGGAGGCCACCCGATGACCGGCGGCGGCATCGATGTCCGCATCTCGAACCTCGGCGGGATCACCAGCGCCGAGCTCCGGCTCGAACCGGGCGTCAACGTCCTCACCGGCGCGAACGGTGCCGGCAAGACCAGCGCGATGCGCGCCGTTTCGCGGGCGCTCGGCGCCGATGTCCCGGTCGAGGTGCGCGACGGCGCCGATCACGGCTCCGTCGAGGCCGGTGGCGCCCGGCTCGTGGTCAAGAAGGTCGCCAGAGCCTCCGGCGTCGCCCAGGTCTCCCTGGCCGACGGCGGCCCCCTGGCCGACCTGATCGACCCCGGCCTGAAGGACTCCGACAGCGCGGCGAAAGCCCGTATTCGGGCGCTCCTGCGCCTCGTGCGGGTGCCGGTCTCCGAGGAGATCCTCGCCCAGCTCGCCGGCGACCCGGAGGTATTCGCGGCGGCAAGCGACGAGCTGCTCGGCCAGGAAACAACGCCAGATCTGCTCACCGCCCAGGAGCGCATCCGCCAGCACACGCACCGGCTGGCCCGGGAGGCGGAGTCGTGGGCGAATACCTGCAAGGGCCGGCTCCAGGCCTACGAACATCGTCTCGCCGAGATCTTCGCCGAGCTCGGAGGTGAGGATCACCTCGCGGAGATCGGCGCCAAGGAGGCAGAAGCCGCCGCGCAAGCTGCCGTGCGCGAGCTCGAGATGACTCGCCTGGCCGCCGAGAAGCGCCTCGAGCTCGAACGGCGCCAGGCGGAGCTGCGAGCCTCTCTTGTCGAGGCCGAAGACCCGGCCGGCTACGAGGCGGAGATCGGGCGCCTGGCCGAGCGCGAACAGGCGCACCGGGCGCGCATCGAGAAGCTCGAGCGCGAGATCGCGAACGAACGGGTGCGGCTCGCCGAGGCCAGCGCCGACCTGAAGCATCTCCGCGAGCGGCAGGCCGAAGCGGCGGTGCGGGCCGAGCAGCAGCGGGAGGCTCGCCGCATTCTCGACCTCCCCGTCGAAGGCCCGACTCAGGTCGAGGTCGAGGCCCTCGAGGAGGCCGTGGAGGAATCGCGCGACCGGCTCTCCTGGGCCCGCCTGTCCGACGAGGCCCGCCTCCTGGGAGCCGATGTGGAATCCGCCCGCGAAGCCGCCAGAGCGGCGACAGAGCGCGCCGAACAGCTCAGAGATGCCGCCGGCGGGATCGCCGGACGACTCGGACAGATCCTCGCCGGGACCGAAGCGTCGGGGCTCACCGTCGTCGATGGCCGCCTCGCGGAGCTGGTCGACGGGGAGGCGATGGACTTCGAGCGCCGACGGTCCGACGGGCAGCGAATCCGCGCCGCCCTGCGAGTCGCGGCGAAGGCCTACCGCGGGCAGGTCGTCCCGCTCGACGGCCGCTACTGGTTGGCGCTCGACGACGCCGCCCGTGCGGAATTCGGGGCCATCGCTGCCGAGCTCGGCCTCTACGTCCTCACCGAACGCCCGACCGAGGGGCATCTGCGCGTCGACCACGTCCGCGGGGAGGAGGCGTGGTGAGCCTCTTCCACCAGCTCCTCAGCGGCGCGGCCCAGCCCGAGCAGTACCTCGGCCTCGGCATCCTCGCACTCGTCTTCGCACTCGCCATCTTCCACGCCGGCAGAAAGGACCCGACACGATGAACGTTGCTACCGATCCGACTCTCGCCGCGGCCCTCGTGGCCGCCCAGCGGGCGATCTCGAACGTCCCGCACGACAAGACCAACACCTTCCACCGCTACTCCTACACCTCCTCGGAGGCGATCTTCCGCGAGGCGCGCGAGGCGCTGCTCGGCGCAGGCCTCGCGGCCGTGATGACGGGCTGGTCGATCGAAAGCGAGGAGGCCGTCCGCGTCTCCTTCCGCCTGATCCACGAGTCGGGGGCGTCCACCGACTACGAGGTGGTCGCTCCCGCACTCGTCGACAAGGGACGGCCGTTCGACAAGGCCGTCTCCGCGGCCCTGACGCTCGCCGAGTCGTACTGGCTCCGGGGACTCCTGCTCATCCCCCGCGTCGCCGACTCCGAGGACGTGGCCGGCCGTGACGACACCGCCTACACCCCCGTCGCGAAGCCCGCGTCGCGACCCGCGCCGCGGCCCGCGCCACGGAAGCGGCCGGTCTCCGAAGCGCAGCTGCGCGAACTGACCGTCGCGACGTGCAAGTACGGCGTGACACGCGAGGCGGTACTCGAGCACTGCCGCGAGTGCTTCCAGGCCGCAAGCCCGCGGGACCTCTCCGAGGCCGACTTCTGTTCTCTCCTCGCCTGGGTCCGCCTCGGACACCCCGAGACGCCCGAGCCGGAGGAGGAGGTCGCGTGAGCCGCCGTCAGCGAGCCCCCATCTGGCCGCGCCGGATCATCTCCCGGACCTGGGAGCCGTGCCCGCTCTGCGGCCTGCTCGTGCGCCGCGACGAGTTCACCGGTGAGCTCCTCGGGCAGCCGCCGTTCCCGAACAGCTCCTCCCCGATCCACGACTGCCGCGCGCTGTCACACGACCGTGCCCACGACCAGCAGGAGCAGGAGACCAAGCGATGAGCCGATCCCTGTACGAAATCAGCGAAGACCTGGCCCTCGTCGAGCAGGCGCTCGTCGACACGTCCGACCCGGACGGGATCGCCTCGCTCGAGCGCTACCTCGCCGAGCTCGCGGTCGAGCGCGAGCGCAAGCTCGATGCCTACTGCGGGCTCATCCGCGAGATCGAGGCGCGCAGCCAGGCCCGCGCCGCGGAGGCCGACCGGCTGCGCGAGCTCGCCCGGATCGACCGTTCCGCCGTGGAGCGACTCAAGGAAGGGCTGCTGCAGCACTTCGTCGCCCACGACCTGAAGCGGGTCGAGACCGAGCGGTTCCGGATCACGCGGGCCAAGTCCGGGGGGCGTCAGCCGCTCGAGCTCGATCCGGTGGACTCCTGGGATCTGCCCGAGCAGTACACCAAGATCACCATCGAACCCGACAAGGAAGCGATCCGTGCCGCGCTCGAGTCCGGAGAAGAGCTCCCCTGGGCTCGGCTCGCCCCCCGCAGTGAGCACATCCGCATCGCCTGACCGAGGAGAGACCGATGTCACTCAGACAGTACGCATATGCCTGGGACGCGGCGGAGATGGCCCCGCCGCAGAGCAACCGCACCGAGTTCCCGCCGTTGCCCGACGGGAACTACTACGTCCGCCTCGAGCGGGCCGAGGTGACCGCCTCCCGGAAGACCGGCGAGCCGATGGTCTCGCTCGGCTTCCTGGTCGAGAGCGGGGAGTTCGCGGGGCGCTGGGTCTGGAAGCACCAGACCGTCACCTCCGACCCGACCCGCCTCTCCTACCTGAAGCGCGACCTCGCCTACCTGGGAGTTGGGACCGCCCGCGCGATCGACTACCTGCCCGACGAGCTCGCCTCCGTGACCGGCGCGACCACGACGGTGGACCTCCGGACCCGGGTGGGGCGAGACGGGGTCAGCCGGCAGAACGTCTACATCAACCCGCCGGAGGGCTGGACGCCACCCGACGGCGTCGAAGTCCCGTTCTGATGAGCGAACCGCCGAATCTGGCCACGGCCGCCGCAGGACAACTCGCCGCGCAGCTCCTCGAGCGGTCGCGACAGCTCGACGCTGCGCATGACGAGCTGCGCCGGTGCTCTTACGAGTACGCCCAGGCGGAGAACGCCTACCGGAAGGCCAAGGCGCTGGCCTACCTGGCGGCTGAGGGGCCGGTGGCCGAGCGCCAGGCGATCGTCGACTCGAAGTGCGAGGCCGAGCGCTTCCACGCGCATCTCGCCGACGGGCTGCGTTCCGCGGCTCTGGAGAGCGTCCGCTCGCAGCGCGCGCAGCTCACCGCGCTGCAGACACTCATCAACGCGACGCGCAGCGAGATCGAGCTCGCGCGCACGGGGCCGGAGTGCTGACTTGGCTCGAATCCGCACGCTCAAACCGGACATCTGGACCGACGAGAAGTTCGCGCTGCTGTCCACCGGCGCCAAACTGCTCTTCATCGGGGCGATCTCGACGGCGGACGACGCCGGGCGCATCCGCGCCCATCCCGCGCTGCTGAAGGCGACGGTCCTGCCGCTTGACCGGGCGACACCACAGGACATCACCAAGTGGCTCCGGGAGCTCGAGGCGGCGTCGATGATCGGCCTCTACCAGGTTCGCGGGGAGGCGCTCGCCCAGCTTGCCAACTGGGCCAAGCACCAGCGAATCGACAACGCCTCGAGGGCGCGCTCCCTGCCCGGCCCGGACGATCCGGAGGCAGTTCCCCAAACCTCGCCGCGAGCCGCGGCGGTTCGCCGCGAGTCGCCGCGAGTCGCCGCGAATCGCCGCGGTTCGCGGCTGGAAGGGGAGGGGGAAAGGGAAGGGGAAAGGGACAGGGAAGGGAGAGGAGAGGAGAAAGACCAAGATCTGTCGGGTTTGGCCGCGGCCCAACCCGACCGCGATCGAGGTTTTGGGGTCTCGGGCACGGAAGACCCCGACGAGGTGCCGCCCCCCACCCAGCCGCCGGACCGCCCCCTCACCGAGCTCGAGTGGCGGGTCGAGGAGACCTGGCGCGCCCACCTGGCGCAGTGGCGCGGGTTCTTCCTCGACACCAACGGCCGGGTCCCCATCCGCGAACCGACGCTGACCGACGAGATCCGCAAGGCGATCCGTGCCGCGATCCGCGAGTACGACGGGCACCTGCTCGGCAAGGAGCTCCGCCCGCGCTGGGTCGAGGAGTCGAAGGCGCGGGCCGCAGGGATCGGAATCTTCCTCGACCCCTGGTGCACCGGCAACGCCCGGGACAACGACGCCCGCAGCGGCGGGAAGCGCTACCTGGAGCACTGGCGCCCCTGGTGCCGACAACGGGGGAAGCAGAGCCCCGTCGACAGGTTCGCCGAGCTGTACTTCGAAGCCAAGAGCCTGGGACCGGGCGCGGTCGTCGCGCCGCCGCCACCGGCTCTGGCCGACACCACCGAGACCGAGGAGGCACATGCCTATGTCGCCTGACCACGAACCCACCGCCTGCTCCTGCTACCTGCCCGAGGGGTGGTACGGCATCTGCGGCTGGCATCTGCGCAAAGTAACCGCGGAGGACGCTGCGCGCATCCCGGAGCTCGCCAACTCCGTCGGAGTCCCCATTGCCGTGGAACCTTGCCCCGTCTACCTGGCTGCCGCGGCACGCCGGCAGGCGGACCGCCAGGCCGCGTCCTGGGCCGACCACCACCGCGCGGGGCGGCTTCGCGCCTGAGGCTGAAGGCAAGGGGGCACGCCATGAACCAGACCGTCCTGACCGTCGATCTCTGCCGCACGCCACTGCCACTCTGGCTGCGTCGTCTCTGGCACGGCCGCGACGAGAACGACCCGATCGCGAACGGCACCTTCGACCAGCGGCTCTGGGATCGCGCCCTGTCGGACGACGATCGCGAGGCGAACACCGAGCGGCTCCTCCGGGCCAGGAGAGCAGCTTGAACCTGCACTTCACCGCGATCGGCATGCCGGCCACGAAAGGCTCGCCCTCACAGGGTGGCAGGTACGAGCGATCCATGGTCTGGACGGCGAGGGTCGCCGCCGCAGCGCTCGAGGCCGGGGCAGACCCGCTCGAAGGCCCGTTAGCGATCGTCATCGTCTTCCGACTTCCCAGGCCAGGCAACCACTTTGTGAGTCGGGGGCTGCGCTTCACCGCCCCCGCGTGGCCGGGGGATGGCCCCAGCATCGCCAAGCTCACCAGCGCTGTGCTCAATGCCCTGACCGGGATCTGTTGGCACGACGTCTCGCAGGTCGTCGAGATCCGCGCAACCAAGTGCTACGCCGAGGGCGGCGACACGCCCTGCGGCGTGACCGTGACCGTAATGACCGCCCCATGGAGGACGACCGCATGACCGACCTGCACCTCTCCCCACTTCAGGCCCTGCGCGCCGCCGCTGCCGAGATCCTGGCCGAGTGCGCAGAGAACCTCGTCTTCGCTCGCCAGAACGTGGAGCGCGGCATCGACCCGGCACTCGCCACCGTCCGCGTTCGACTCGCGCTGCTCGACCGCCTTGCCGAGGCCGCGGATCTCTTCACCCCGCAGGTATCCGGCCCCTGCGAGCAGGATCCGCAACTCGACGGCGTCGATCCGGTCCTCCCCAAGGAGATCGCCGAGGAGAACGAGGAGAACGGCGAGCTGTGAAGGCGCCCACGCAAGAGGCCGTGCGCGGGAGAGCGGCGCCGTGACCGCCCTCCTCCTCGCCGCGGTCCTCGCCGCCCCAATCCATCCGGTCGGCTACGCCTGGGAGATCTCGCCAGAGCCACCCCCGCCGGCGATCGCCCCCCCGGACTGGACCCCATTCCGGCTCGACATCCTCCGCGTGTCACTCCGGGCAACGGAGACGTCCGCAGTCGAGGCCGGCCTCTACTACCGCATCGACGAACATCCGGAACATGGCTGGGTTCCCTGGCGAGTCCCGGTGACGGTCTGGTTCGGCGCGGGGCAGACACTCGAGATCGCGTTCGAGATCCCGTGGGACGGCTACGCTCCCGGCCCGGCCCTCCTCGCTGTCTGGCAACAGTGCGGAGACGGGCGCGTCCATAACCAGGGAGCTGCCATCCCGAGGCCCGGGCAAATGCTCCCTCCCGAGTGGGCCGGGATGCCGTTTCATGCCCTCGATGCCGGGGCGTTCTGTCCGGAGACCGCCTCGATCTTCGCCGATGGTTTCGAGACCGGCGACCTGTCTCGCTGGGGCGGTGCGTCGTGAGCGAGCAGCTGTCCCTGCTGACCAAAGCGGCGCCGCGGCCGAATCGTCCCCTCGCAGCGCGGCTCGATCCGGTGACGTCCCACCTGGCTGCGGTCGAGGTGCGCGTCGCCGGCGCCGAGGTCTCGCAGGCTCGCAAGGTCTGGGAAGCCATCTGCCGGACCCCGGGGCTCACCGGCCTCGAGCTCGCGCACGCCCACGGCATCGACCGGTACATCATCGGCCGGCGCGCGAGCCTGCTTGTCAGCTCGGGCCTCGTTGCGCCCGGGAAGCCACGGCGGGACCGCCACTCCGGCCGCATGGCGCAGCCTCTCTACCCCACCAGCAAGACCTGGGAGGACGTATGGCCGGGATGGTGACTCCGGCACACGAGCTCGACGAGAGCGGGATGGAAGCGCTGCTCTCCGAGGACTTCCGGCGCCGGGAGCTTGACGCCAAGAGGCTTTGGCGCGCGGTGCTTGCCATCACGCTGCAGGATGCCGCTGAGCTCTGGCCGGTCCGCTTCCCGGCGAACTGGAGGCCGCCTCCAGCCAAAGAGCGGATGCAGCGAGGGGCCGACCAGGTTGGCATGCGCTACTGGCGCGCCTACTTCGCGAGCGAGGACTTCGCCCTGCTCTGCGACTTCGCGGACGCGGACCCGGGGCAGGCACGACGACACATCGAAGCGCGCTGGGCGCGACGGAGGCGTCGCGCCGCATGACCAGGAAACCCGGTGCGGCGGGCGCAGCTCGAGAGACGCTGCGCGTTGAGACGCCGGATCCCGCCGGAGCGGGACCGAGCTTCACCCCCTCAAAGGGATCGTCCGCTGCTTCTGCGGCCGCCCCCTCACCGGCGATCGCGCGAAGAGCCGCGGCTACTACCGTTGTCCGCACGGCGGACACGCGAGCGGCTCGGCCGACCGCCTTCATGGCGCCTTCCGCGCCCTGCTCGCACGCGAAGCCTGCCCGCCCGAGCTCGTGACGTTGCTCGAGGAGACGATCTCCGCGCGGTTCGAGGCGGGAGCCAGCGAACGTGCCGCGACCGCTGCTCGAGCGCGGCACCAACTGGAGCGCCTCGGCGCCGCACGCCAACGCCTGCTCGACCTGCTCACCGATGGGGTCCTCGACCCGGACGACTACCGGCGCCAGAGCACGCGACTGGCCGCCGAACGCCAGCGCGCCGAAGCCGAGATCGCGAGCATGGAGGGAGCAGAGGAGCTGTCGCTCATCGACGTGCTGCGGGCCGGGCGCGAGCTCCTGATCCGCCCGGCAGAGACCTGGGAAGTCCTGCCGGCTAGCCGCCGCCCCCCTTTCGCCCAGGCGATCTACCCGGATGGTCTGGAATGGGACGGAACGAAACTTTCGAACCCTGGTAAATGCCTGCTACGGCTACCACTTGCAGATGATTCCGGCGAGGTTGTACCGCATGGTACGCCAGCGGGTGCTGAGTTCGCAGTGGTCTCTGATTGGGCGCGGCGCCTGTGGCATGCAAGTCAACTGGCGCAGGCAGTCTACTGAGCGCCGAAGCGGATTTCAGCGCCCAGCATGGCGTAGGCGCCCGAACGATTCCCGGTGCGGTGTGCCCCGCCTTCGACCACGGCATGGACGCGGCCGATTCGCAGCCCGCTCCAGCGGCCGTAGGCCCGCCAGTCGCGTTCCGCGCCGGACGGCGAGACCAGCCCCCCGATGGACCACTCCGGGCGGATGGAGAGGAAGCGGCGGGGAGCTGGCAACACCCGAACGTCGACTCCTCCGCCGGCGTCGCGCGTCACCAGGGCCCCCCCGCCTTCTGGTAGCCGCGGGAGGCGGAACTCGCCGAGCACGAGCTCCGCATCGGCGAGCCCGCCGGACAGAGTGGATCCGCTCGACCCGACGATGTCGCCGGATGGGACGACGGTTGCCAGGGGCCCGGTGGCGTAGTCGCGTTCCAGCCGCGTGAGGGTCCGGCCTGGGATCACCGGCACGACGAGATCGGCCGGGATGCGAACCAACTCGGCATCAGCCAGTCGCGAGGTCGGGCGGACGGTCACCACGCGGCGCACCGGCTCTTGCTCGCGTCGCCAGTCGAGAAGCTCCCCGGCCAGCAGGAGCGCGAGCGCACCTCCGACCGCGCAGGTCACGCCATGCCGCAGCACCAGACTACCGACGCGGCGGAGCCGGGAGTCCCAGGTCGTCAAGGGTTCGGGTGTCATCGTAGCTCCCCGCTGTTTCGTAGGGGTATGCGTGCGTACTCTCGTCGTACATTCCCAGGGGTCGCGCAGCGCGACGCCTGCCGAGGTGGAGCGCTACCGCGGAGCCGCTCGTGATCGCGATCAGAGAGGCGTAGAACGGCCAGGCGAGCTCGAAGAGGTCGAAGTATCTGCCGATGTCGAGCCCCGCCAATGCCAGATGGATCGTTGCAAGGCTCACGGCGTAGGCCGTGTAGACCCACTTCGGCGGACCTTCGCGCCACGCCGTTTCTGCTCTCGGCGTTGCCCCCGGGACACTCACGACAGCGCCCGCCGCTCCCAGCCGTTCGCGAATCGCTGCAGGGCCGGGCGCGCCGCGACGAGTCCGCGGTAGTAACCCGCCTGCACCGAGCGGAGCAGCGCAAGAGCCATCCCCGGGCCAGCTCGGGACAGGCTCCCAAGGGTGTCGGGGCCGATGCGGCCGTCGATCTCGAGCGCCCCACCCGCAGCGCACAGGCCAAGCTGCAGGAGCTCAGCGGCTCTGCGACGCCCGACGTTGACCGCGACATCGAACACCTTGGCGGACAGATCCGGGCTCCCGGCTTCGGCGATCTCGTCGCAGCGCAGGGGACGCCAGAACTCCGTCGCGTAGAAGGCTCGGGCGAGCCGCTGCAGTTCGACATCGGTCCCCAGCGATCGCGGGAAGCCAGGCTGAGTGCGCAGAGCCTCGACCCTGCGCCACCCGAGCCAGTCGGGGTGACGACGCCGCGCGATCCCGTAAACGGTCTCGCCACCGGGGTCTGCCGGATCGTTGGCGTACGGCTGTTCCCAGGCGAGTGTTCGCGCGTACGCAGTCTCGAAGAGAGCGAGTCCGGCTGGCGCTCCGGGCACGTCAGCCCCTCCCGAAGAGGCGCCGCAGCAGGCGACACCGCCGGCGCCTGGGGCGTACCGGAGGCGGAGCAGGGGCAGGCGGAGGCGCGGGCGAAGTTTCGCCAGCGGGGACCTCGAGGCGGTAGCCGTCCGGACCGATCTGCAGGCGCCAGAGCTCGGCGCCGCCAGGCTTGCGCAGCTCGCGGGTGCCGTAGAGCCCATCCGATCGCTCGCACCGGAGCAGATCGCCTTCTTCCCAGCCTCGGCCAGCGACGATGGCATCCGGGGCTCCCCCCGACTTCCGGCGCCCGTCATCGCAGGCGAGCCAACCTTGCGCCCCGCCCGCTTCCCACGTGGCGGCGTAGAGCGGAGCCGTCGAAGTCCGGCCGCCGGATGTCGCGAGCATCCAGAGGCCGCGATCGGTGCAACCGAGCACGTAGCGATGCTCGGGGACCCAGCCGTCGAGCCAGGGCAGCACACGCGCGACGGACTGTGCTGAACGATCCGCGAAGACGGAGGCCAGGAGGGCAACCTCTGCGCTGTTGAGGGGGAGCACGGGGTCTTCGGCGGGGAACGTGCGCGCCACCCCGGCGACATATCGCGCCACCCAGTCGCCGTCCTCGCCCGGGTGGGGTCGCCAGGGGATTCCGAGCAGGGACTGCACGAGCTGCGAGGCCGAAGGCTCGTCGATGTAGCTGCGAGCGAGCCGCCAGTCGTCATCTCCCTGCCACGACCGTTGCCAGGAGCGCTCGCCGGCGAAGACCGATGGCAAGATCCCGCGCCGTCGGCGGGTGTAGCCAGCCTGCCGGTCGCTCTGGGCGGTGGCAAACACCGGCCCGGGGGCCGGGCGCCCCGGGGGATCATCCTGGTCGGAGATGAGCAGCCCCTCCTCCCAGCCGGTGGCGAGCACCGCGAGCGTGGCCCAGGCGCGCACCCATTCCCGGGCTCGCCGTCCGGCATCGTTGCCGGCATGGACCCGGGCGGCTGTCGCGATGGGGCAGACGATCCAGGGCCCGTAGACAGTTGAGCCGAACTCGTTGCGCATCAGCACGCCCGGGACGCCTGGCTCGAGGTGTTCCCACCAGAGCGCTGCAGACAGGTTGAGCTCGGCCTGGTCACCGCGGCGCCGGGCCATGACGTCGAGCGCCGCACGCGCGGCGAGCGGGATGTTGGCGCTCGGGTGCGCTCGCAGTGGCGCTGCGAGCTCCGTCTCGACTCCGGGGAGTGGCTCCCCGCCGTGAAGCACCGACAGAAGGGACTGTTCGCCAAGGGTCGCCATCAGGCCAGGTCCTCTTCGATCTCGAGCACGTCATGGCCGGTCGGCGGAGCGGTGATCACGTCGCCCGGGCCGAGCGACACCTGCCACTCCAGGCGCCAGGAGCCGACCGACAGCCCCTCTTCCTCCCAATCAGCGGCGCTCCATTCGTAGTGCACGATCCCTTTGGCAGCATCCAGGATCACCGCTTCGCGCACCACCACGCGGCCAGCCCGCGCGAGGTGCAGCTCGACGGTGCTGTCCTCCAGAGTGATCGCGGCGCCATCCTGCCCGGTCAGGGTGGCGCGCAGCGGCGGCAAGGTGTCCCCACGCCGGATTCGGTGGATCGTCATCGGCACCTCCTAGAGTTTGACCACATAACCGCCTCCGCCCCCGAGGGTGAGGGCTCCGTCCGTCTCCTCGCCAGCGATGCGCAGCGCGCCTCCACCAGCCAGCTCGAGGTAATGCCCGCTCGAGGGAGCGGCCACGATCAACCCGCCGTTGCTCTGGTCGAGGTGAGCGAATGCCGGGTACGGGATGGTCACCGCAAGCCAGGAGACATAGAACCCCGACGCGGCGTAGCTCCGCTCGATCCAGACCTCCATCGCCGAGTAGTCATCGAAGTCTCGCGCCTGTGCCTCCGGCACTGTGAACTGCAAGGCTGTCGGGTCTGGAGGCGCCGTACCGTAGAAGTCGTGCTCGTAGCTTCCACCCTTCAGAGTGAGTTTGAAACTGGCCGTCGATTCTGCATCCGGGCGGCGCCAGAGACGGAGGAACACGGCATGCGAGGTCCTTCTCGCGGGCTCATCGGCCGGAGGGAGGGAGAACTTCGCCGTCTGCTCGTCCCAGTGCAGCCCACCGCCCGGGTTCGGACACCGGATTGAAGTCGCGTCGTCCGGGTCTACCTCGTTGATGGCCGGATGCAACACGGCGCTGCCGGTCCCGGAGACTCGCCAAAAGTCAGTCTGGAGCGTGCCGTCGGGGCGAAGGATCTGCGGCATTGCGTTACCCCGTGATGGGCGTCCCGGGCCAGAAAAGCAGCGCAGTGGTGGAGATGGCCTTCCCGATCACCACGCGGCGAAGGCTGCCGGACGGGGTTGGCGCAACGGTGGTGATTGCGCCGCTGGTCGAGAGGTAGTAGACAGCGCCTGCGGTCAGGCCAGAAAGCCCGGTGATCACCGAGCCCGGCGGCCAGTAAGCGTCGCCCTGCCGGAACATCAGGCCGACGAGCTGGTCCACGGTGTCGGTCCGGGAAGCAGCGACCCAGGCGTTGGCCGACGAGAGGCGGACCACCTGCCCGTTCGCGCCACCGCTCTGCGAGCCCGGGAGCAGCCCGAGGTTGGCCAGGACGAGCGTCCGCGTACCGCTCAATTCCGAGAGGTTGTTGGCCGTGAAGAGTAGCCCCTCTGCCGGGTAGGACTGGAAGATGTCGCGGGTCCCGGCGCTCCAGTTGACCGCGCTCCCGGAGTTGCTCGATGCGTAGATGCTTGTTCGCGCGAGTTGGTGCCCATTGATGGAGTAGGTATAGGTTCCGAGCCCCGTTTCCCAGTTCACGCCGTCCGTGCAGACGTAGTAGCAGGTATTACCATTCGTGAGGACCGCGCTGAACGCGCGGAAACCGGTCGCGGCGCCGCCCAGGGTATAGGCGCCGGTCCCGACGGTCGTGGTGGTTTCTTTCACGCGATCGCGCATCTTCAGGGCCATCAGGGGATCTCCCGGACCGTCAGGTCGACGGTGAAGGTGTTGTATCCAAGGATGCTCACGAGCAGGGGTTCATCGGCGACGCCGTACACCGTACGCGCCATCACCGCGGCCGGAGAGCCGTTGGCTTTCGAACAGACGACCATCTCGCGGGAGGCCCCGCGTTGCCGCGCGAGCCGCAGCGCATCGTCGTGGGCGGACTGCTCGGAGTCGGCCGCCCAGGACAAGCGCATCCAGCGTCGCTTCGCCCTGCCGCGCAGATAGACCTGCCCGCCCTCGCTCTGCAGCTCCTGCGGTTGTTCCGACACGCCAAGCTGCGCGCCGTACTCCACCCCGGCGGCGGGGCAGTAGGCGCGCCCGAGGACGAGGCGTCCGGCTTCGAAGTAGCCACTTGGCAAGGCGTCTTCGGAGCTGGGGAAGTCGAAGCGGATCGCCCAGAACCTGGCTGTGACCTCGGCGGGGAGGCGAAACAGCTCGTGCGTGCGCCCGTCGTAGAGGTCCGGGTCAGCGCTGGGCATCGGCAGCCAGCCCGAGTCGAAGCTCGGAGCCTCGTCGATCAGGTCGTCGAGCGAGTCGGCGCTCTGCACCTTCCACGCAGAGCTTGGCGCAGACGGGCGCGCTCCGTGATAGCCAAGCCAGACCGTATCCACCGGTCGCAGGCCCCCGAGGTCGAGGTAGCAGCCGGCCAGAGCGGGGTCAGTCCAGCGGCACACATCGGATGGCTGCATGCGCAAGAGGTTCCCCACCCCCATCGACCCGGGCGTGCTTCCGGACGCCAAGGGGAGGATTGCGGCGGCATCACTTACCTCCGGAGTCAGAATCAGCAGCTCATCCACTCGTCCTCCTCCATTCGCGATAGGTCTCGTTGCGACACGACTCTCCCGGCCGGCATTCGTGCAAGGCGAGCGACCCGGCCCATCCCCGATCCGTGAGCAACGCCTGCAACGAGGCCCAGACGTGGAGCTGGAGGCCAGGCGCCGGGGCTTCCCACGTCCCACCCCAGATCCGCCCGCCCCCCTCCATCGGCATGACCTGTGTTGCGGTGATCTCGGCAGGGGCGACGGCGGCGGCAATCTCGCGCCCCACCTCGTCCGCGTCCTGATCGCCGAGCAGCACTTCGGCGCGTACCACCCACTTCGTCACCCCCACAGCGTCACCCGCATCTCCCCGCTCGTCGCGTCCTCGGCCCAGCCGACGACCACCATCTGCTTGCCGGCGGTCAGCCCGTAGCGCGAGAGGCGCAGTGTCACCGTCTGCCCGATGTCGAGCTGGTGGCGATACTTCGTGAGCCCCATCGAGAAGACGTCTCGCGGGGCCGAGTAGAGCGCGAGTCGCCGCTCCGCTTCGGCGCGCGCGTCGGCCTCGTAGGCGTAACAGGAATGCACCAGGACTTCGTCGGCCGTGGGCGCCTCTGCCCCGAGGCCCGGCGCCTCCGCGACTGTCCACCGCCACTCGGACTGCAGGTACAGCCATGTAGAAGGAGCCCCGGAGTAGACCGAGCCCGCGATCTCGTTCGCAGCATGCGGCCGATGCACCCGACCGTAGGCGATGCGCCAGCGCTGCACAGGGGTTGGCGCAGGGAGCCGCTCCAGCGTCCCGAGTACGATGTCGGCCTCGGTGATTTCGGCGACCGCGGTGCCCGGCCCCTCGACCACGCCCACGGATAGCAGCCCCCCGCGCGTATAGGTCCAGTACGCTCCCACGGAGTCGGCGATCTCCGAGATCGCCTGCTCCGCCGTTGCCGACTCCGCCACCACGTAGCCGATGACGCCCGGCCGCGCTGCCGAGAGGGCAGCGAAGCTCCCTTCGTCGAGCTGCTCGGGCGTCAGTCCGGCGCGCAGCGCCAGCCGCCGCAGGATCTCCCCGACAGCGGCGGAATAGCCGCCCTCCGAGGCGTCCCCTTCGAGGCTCACGGTAAGCGGCCCTACAGGCACGGAACCCAGGCGCAGCAGGCCGCGCGAGCGGTCGGTCCGGTACTTGCCGGGGTCCGGGGCGGTGGCGTAGATGTCGCCGCTGTCGCCGGCCGCGGTCAGTCCGACCCCCTGGTCGTAGACGCCGAGCACGGACTGAATCGGCCCGTCATGGACCTGGTAGACGAGCTTTGCCGGATCGAGCAGCACCGGCTCCACGTGGTTGACCCGGCCATACACCAGAGGCTTGGGACGCCCGGCGACGCTCTCCAGCCCCTCGTTGGTGCCAACCCAGATCGCACCGGAAACGGACAGGGACGCCCCGCCGGTGACCGCGTTCGCGAGCGTGCTGCCGGTCCCCTCGTCCACGCGCCAGTACTGCGCGAGATCCGCCTCGACTCCGGTCAGGCGGCGGTGCATGTCCCCTCGGATCTCAGCGGCCGTCCGGGCGCGCGTCCAGAGCCGGACCTCGTCGATCTCGCCCTCGAAGAACTGCGCCCCGGCCACGTTGCGCCCCAGGTTGACCGCCGTCGGACCGGTGACCGGCTGGAAGGGGACCTCGATGGCAGCTATGGGCAGCCCGTCCTGATAGACCACGAGAGAGCCCGCCGTCTCGTCGTAGACGACGGCAACGTGGTGCCAGCGGCCCAGGACGGCCTGTCCGCCGCCCGCGGAAACTCCCGGATCGAGACCAGACTTCACGAGACGAGCGCCGAACTGGCCGTTGTAGAAGAGGAAGCAGTACAACGCTCCGGCGTTCGTGCTGCCCCCAGTGGCGACGAGCATCCCGGCAATAGCCACCGGACTCGGCAACCCCAGCGGACGGACCCACGCCTCGAAGGTGCGAGAGCCCAGAAAACCGGCGGCCAGCGAGCCGGTGGCGTAGTCGTCCACCCCGTCGAAGCGCAGACAGGCCCCACGTCCGTCATAGCGCGCGGCCTGGGCCGGGATGGCAAGGCCAGCAGAGGGAGCGCGCAGCGCGAGGGTGAGCCGGTCGTAATCCCAGGAGAGCCCCTCGGCCGCACCCCGAAACACCGTCGCCCACTCCTGGTACGGGATCGCTCGCGTCCCGACCTTGATCTCGAGGCGCCGCCCGTACCAGGAGGAGGCCGCCAGGTTGTCGCAGGCGCCGTCCGTGTTCACGATCTCGACGACGCCCAGGGAGGCCGACCCACCCGCGGTGGGCGTACCGTTCTCCAGGATGGAGGACTCCGCCGAGTAGGGGACAGACAGGCGCGCAGGGAACTGCGTGTGCGCCGGCGTGTCCTCGGCCCCCGTGCGGTAGTCGCGAGACGCCAGATAGATCGTCTCGCCCTCGGCCGTGTCTGCCCCCCACTCCGTGCCCTGCAAAGAGCGGGTCATCGGAGGGCCCACGGTGCAAGAGACGAAGGGGCCGGCCCCGTCACTCCAGTCGCTCGCATGGATCAGCTCGCCCGGGAGTACTTCCTCGCCGAGCGCGTCGGCCAGAGCTTCGGCCGGAGAAAGCGCGGCGCGCCAGACCCGGGTGCGCGCCACGTCCACGTAGGAGGGGGCCTCACCCGGACCCGGACCGGGTGGTTCCTGTGAGCCCCACGCGACAAATCCAAGGCTGAGATCCAGCCCCCAGCCCGATTCGCCACCCGCCGGAGCGCCGCCTACGTATGCGTGAATGCGGAACAGCTCTTCCTCGATCTTGACCGCCGAGACGGTGGCAACGTACCAGCGCCCGAGCTCCAGCTCACCCATCGGGATCACCAGTGCATCCCCGTGCGCCCACTCCAGCCGTGTCGTGCCGGGGGCGACGCGAAACGTCACGGGCGCGGTCGGGGAGAACGCAGCAGACGCCCTGGGGCCGAGCATCTGCCAGGTCCCAGGGACGATCTTGTTCAGCCGGAAGCGCACGGACACCGAGTAGCTGCCATCTGTCAGAGGGGCAAGGAAGCCGGATGTTACGGTGCCGATTCCGCCGTCGTGCGTGAACCGCAGCCACTGCCTCTCGGCGGGCAGCGCATCAGCCTCCAGGGCATAGATCAGCTCCGCCGCAGGATTGGCCAGCACTGCGGTCAGCGGGTTGGGGTGCGCCTGCGAATACGCGAAGGGCAGCTCGCTGATCGCTACCTCGCCAATCGCCGTGACTCCAGGGATCATGCCGCGCTACTCCTCCGTGGCGCCTGAGCCTCCCGGCGCGTCAACGTCGTGTTCAGGCGGCGGATCTCGTCCAGCTGCTCCGCCTGGGACTCGCGCATGGTCTCGAGCTCGCGCCGAAGCAGCTCCGTGCCCCGCGCCTGCGACTGTCCGCTGTTGCGGATCTCGTCTGCCAACTTGCCCGTGCTCGGGTCGATGCCCGGCGGGGTCGGTGGCGCCGGTGGGGTCCCGATACCAGGCGGGAACGGCGACGGGGTGTACCACGGCCACGGGTCGCCCCCCGGGATCACGACGCTGCCCCTCGGCGGGCTCCACGGGATCACCGGGTAGGCCCCGCCCCCACTACCGCCACCACTACCAGCATTGCCGCCACCGAACCCGCCAGACGGCGGGCTCATCCCGATCAGGACCTCCAGCGCCCGGCGGATCTGCTCGAAGATCAGGGCGTAGCTCTCGGAGGACGAGAAGAAGTCGCGCGCCGCGTCGAGGTAGTCGCGCGCCACCTGTGCGAACTGCTCGCGGGCATCCAGATCGCCAGCCAGCGCCCGTTGGTAGACATCCTGATACCGGCGCTGCGCCTCCAGGAACCGCTCCTCGGGCGACAGCGCCGACTGCGGGCCGAGCAGCAGATCCTGCTGGAAGGCGATGAGCTGCTCGGTCGCCCGCCGGAACCGGTCCACGGCGTCGGAGAAGACCTTGCTCTCCGGCGAACTGCCGCGCCCACCGCGCCCGGACCCGAACCCTGCCGGGGCAGCATCCGGCAGCCGGTCCCAGATCCGCACGAGGCGCTCGTACTGCTCCTCGCTCAGCGCCCCGGCCTCGAGCAGCAGGTCCATCTGCATGCGCAGGTTGGCCCGCTCGAGCTCCCAGCGAAGCTGTTCGAGCTCCATCAGGAGACCCTGGTCGTCCAGGTAGTCTGCCATCCGCTCGGCCAGCGAGAGGTAGTTCGAAAGCTGAAGCTCGCCCAGGATGGCGTCGAGATCCGCGGCCGAGAGCCCGAGAGCTTCCATGTTGGTCCGCAGGAAGTCGATCTGCTCTGCCAGCGCGTCGATCTGCATCTGCATCGCGTAGGTGGGCGAGAGCGACGAGAGGATCGAATCCCGCAGCGCCGCAAGCTGCACCGCCGCGGCCTGCATGACCTCGGTCCCATCGAGGCCGAGATCGAAGTAGTCCTGCAATCCCGCGATCATCGCCTGGATGATCCGGTCGAAATCGGCCTGCGGCCCGTTGCCCGCGAGGATCTCCTGCCACGGCTTCCGCGTTTCGGCCTGGAGCGCGGCGAGCATCTCGCCGTAGATCCGGTCGAGCTCTTCGGTCGAGACCCCCAGTTCGAGAGCCCGGGCAACGAGCTCCTCGAACTGCAGGTTCAGCTCCGCGAGCTGCCGCGCCGCGGGCGGCAGGAGCGAACGCGACAGCGTGGCCACCTCGCGCAGGAAGTCGCCCAGGGGATCGCCACCTCCGCCGGCGGACACATCCACTCCGCCCAGGTTCGGGATGCGGATCTCGCCCAGATCGATCGATGTCGGCAGCGCCGCGAGGAGCTGGTCGAGCGCCGCGAGCTGTGCCTCGAGCAGCTCGATCTGCGCCTCGACGGCCGTCTTCCCGACCTCGAGGGTTGCCTGCCGGACCCTGGCCTCGCCCTCGGCAAGCGATCCGAGCGCCCGCAAGTAGTCGGAGCGCATCGACAGCTCGGCCCCGAGCACCTCGCCCTGTCGCACCAGCTCACCCCGGCGGATCCGCTCCTCGGAGAGCCCGAGCTCGCCGCGGGCCCGCGCGATCTCGGCTCGGGTGCGGAGGAGATCGATCTCCTGCGCGAGCTCCCAGCGCCGCAGCTCGAGCTCGGCCTTGCGCAATGCGAGCTCGGCGTTGAAGATCTGCGCCTGCCGTTCCCGGTACGCCCGCTCCTCTTCCGCCGTGCGCTCGCGCCCCGTGATCGCGTCCCGCGCATCCTGCCAAGCTTGCGCCTCGGCCGCAGCGAGCCGCTCGAAGCCGGCAACCACCGCCGGGGTCGCCTCCCGCAGCTCCGCCAGGACGGCCCAGAGCTTCTCGAAGCCCCGCACCGATTCCAGGAGCGACGTCAAGCCGCTGCCAAAGTCGAGCTGGGCGATCTCGCGCAACGCGCCGAGCTTCGAGAGCGCCTCGTCGAGCGACGAGTACCGGAGCTGCGCGACCCCCTGCGCAACCAGGTCGTCCACCCCGGAGAGCGACGAGGTGCGCAGCGCCCGGGTGAAGGCGGCCTTGATCGCCTCGTCAACCGACTTGAACGTGCCGATCATCACCCCGTCAACGAACGCTTGCACGTCCTTCCCGTCGTTGCGGACCTTGATCGCGAGCCGCGAGAGCGAGCTGAACGAGCCGCCGAGGGTGTCTTCGATCGAGCTGATCAGGTCGCGCATCTGCTGTGCGAACTCGCCGCCCGCCCAGCTCAGGTGCCCCCCGGAGATCCCGACCTCCCCCTGCGGGCTGTACCGCCGCGCGGCCCGGTCCGCAACGATCTGCTTGCCAAGCTGGTAGATCGCGTAGTAGATGCCGGCCACGGTCGCCACCGACCCGAGAGCCCCGGCCGCACCAGCGGACATCTTGAGACCCGTGGCCATCGTGGACACGTGCGAACCGAACTGCGAGGCGCCCTGCACGGATCGCGCGAGCCCGGCCAGGTAGCCGGCAATGCGGCTGGTCGCGCCCTTGGCGGTCTGTTCGATGTAGCCGAACGCGTCGGCGATCGAACCCGCCATCCCGCCGACCGCGACGACCCACGCCTGTTGGATGTAGCCGGCGGCCTCGGATGCTTCGAGCGCCCCGTTGCGCTGCAGGTAGGTGATCTGCGCGACGCGCTTCTCGTACCAGTCCCAGACGCCGCTCCACTCGCTCCGGAGGCGGTCCGCAGCCCTCGCCGCATCCTGCTCGAGCTTCGCGAACGCAGCGCTCACCGCGTCGACGTCGAAGAGCAGCTGTGCCGTGATGTGCTCCTCGAACTCCCGGGGGTTGATGTCGGGCACCCACTCGGGCGTGGGGATCGGCTGCGTCGCCTGGGCCAGCGCCTCAGCGTACGCCACCACCGCTTCGGCCGCGATGCGCCAGACTTCCGTGCCCCGCAGCCCGGCCGCTTCGATCCGTTCGAGCACCTGGAGGGCCTCGAGCCCTTCGCGCACGATCCGCCGCGGGTCCGAAGCCTCGAGCCGCGCGTAGAGCCCGGCGATCAGGCGCTCCAGCTCCTGCGCCGCAGTCCTGGCGCTGTCGCCGAGCCCCGTGGCAGCCTCCTCGACCTGCCCGAGCGCGGGAGCCGCCGCCAAGGCCTCTCCGGTCGTGCCGGAGAGCCAATCGCGCAGGTCGAGGATCGTGCCCCCGAGGTCCAACACCTTGTTGCGCAGCTTCTGCACCCCGGGGAGTGCATCGGGGAGCTTCTCGAGAGCCCGGTAAAGTCCCAGCGTGGCCTCGGCCTGATACTGGAGGTAGTCGACCAGGAGACCGCGGATCGCCTGTGCGGCCTTGCGCACCACTCCGACCAGCCACTCGAGCAGGAGCGCGGCGCCGCGGACCGTCGCCTCCATCGCCTTGTCGAGACCGCTCTCCAGCACCGCCACCTTCAGGTCGGTCCACGCGTTGCCGACGCGCGTGAGCGATCCACCGAGCCCGTCGGCCGCCTGAGCGGCGGCCGTGCCGTACGTGCTCTCCATCACCTCCGCCAGCTTCGGGAGCAGGTCCGAGGCGAGCAGTTTCCCCTCTTTCGCCATCGCGCGGAGCTCTTCGGTGCTCACGCCCATCGCCTGCGCGGCCAGCCCCAGAGCACCCGGCAGCCGTTTGCCAAGCTGCCCGGTCAGCGCTTCGGCGGAGACCGTCCCCCGCTGCGTCATCTGCTGGAGCTGGTCGAGGATGTTCGCCGTCTCGCCCGCCGAAAGCCCCAGCGCCGTCGCGGCCGTCTGCACCCCCGAGAAGACCTTGCGCGCGCTGTCGCCTTCCAGCGCCGTCCCCCGCAGTGACAACGCGAACTTCGCGTACGCCTCGCCGGCCGAGATCGTCTCCAACCCCAGGCGCCGCGCTTCGCCGCGGATGTACTCGAGCTCGCGTCCGGCCGCCGCGGCGTTCCCTCCGAGGAGCGTGAGGGAACGCGTCAGGGGCTCCATCTGCAGCGCCGTCTCGGCCAACGCCCGGACCGCCTTCGACGCCATCGCCACGCTGCCGGCGATCGCCGCCAGCGCCGCAACCCAGACCCCACCAGCGGCACGCATCGCGCTCGCGCCCTCGCGAGCCTCAGCTTTGATGCCGGCGAGCGAAGCACGGACGTCCTGCGCGCCCCGCTTCGCCTCCCTGGCGTCGATCCTGATGGAAACGTCGTAGGACTTGGCCATCTACCGCCTCGTCACGCGCGAGCCCGGCCTCGCAGGCCCGGCTGATTCCGTCGGTCCCGGGGGTGTGTGCTTCGCTGCCTCTCGCAGTAGCTCGGCGTCAAGCGCCTGCCAGAGCTCGACGTGCCAGCGGCGGAGGTCCGGGCCCGACACGCCGTGCTCGTCGAGCCAGGCGAGCATGGCGGTGTACGGGATGCGCCCGGGAGCCATGCCGACCATGCGACAGGAGTCGAGGTCCCAGAACCCGGCCCAGATCGCTGCCAGGTGCGCGGGGATCTCCGGGGGCAGATGCTCCGGTCGCACCCACTTGCCGCTCCGCCTGCGCTCTTCAATCGCATCCCGTTCCTTCTCAGGGAGGCGGCTCCGCCAGAGCTCCCAGCGGAGCGCCTCGATCAGTTTCCCCGGTCCTCCTCCACCTGTTCGGCGCGGAAGAGATCCTCCTCGGTCGCCACGCGGACCACGTCACGCAGGAAGCGTTCGCCGATCTTGTTGACCGCCGTGCTCCCGGGACGCACCACCTCGAGCCGCATGAGCCCTTCGGCCACCTCGGGCGTGTAGGACGGGCAGACATCGTCGTCGACGCTGACCCCGAGCGCTCGCAGCTGGTCAGCGAACTGCGGGCCGAAGACTTTCCGCAGGTCACCGCGCCAGCCCCGGCAGATCGCGTGCGCGGCGATCTTCCGGAGGTTCTCGACCGCCTCCTCCTCCGTCGGCTGACGCGACCGGAACCCGGGGCGCGAGTACTTGGCGTTGAGCTTCTCCGAAAGCCGCTTCGCGTTCTCGTTGCCAGCGGCGGCGATCAGGAAGGCCACTCCGCCCCCCCATTCGATCCACTTCCCCTCCGTCTCGAGATCGACGTCGAAGTCGTACAGGTAAGACATTCCTTCTCTCCTTTCGGGTTGTCCCCGGAGCCCCGACACCGAGGCTCCGGGGGGAGTCCTCAGGCCGCGAAGCGATCGAGCTGGATGGTGCAGTCGAGCCCGGAGTCGAAGTAGGCCGTCCAGTTCAGATCGAGCGTGACATCGCCATCGAGCGCGCCGGTCTCCGGCAGGTCACCCGTGAAGACGAGCTTCGGGATCGTGAGGATGTAGCTCTTCTTCCCATCCCCGCCCACGAGGCGCAGCGCCAGGCTGGACTCCTCGAAGTCCAGGTACTTGTCGATGAGAGTCTTGCCGGTCGGGTAGAGCCGGAACGACCCGGTGACATCCGCCGTGCCGTAGATCACGCCGACCGGAGCGAGCGAGCCGAGCGCCCGCCGCTGCCGCAGGTTGTTCGTGAGCGCCACGGAGATCTCGGTCAGATTGTCCGCCAGCGCGGCGCCGCCCACCGTGAGCGCGGCGAAGTGCGAGGTGCCGTTGAAGACCGGGTTGGTGCCGGCAGCCGTGAGGGTGTTCGCAATGGTCGCGGCCGAGGCCGTGGCCTCCTTGCCCTGGAAGTCGAAGCTGCCGGTGATGAGCCCGCTCGCCGGGATCGAGAGGTTCACCCCGCCGACGCGCATGCCGAGGAACTGGAGGTAGAAGCCGAGATCGAGGTGCGACTGCTCGATGGTGAACGACGACTCCGTCGTCCCGTTGCGGAGGCAGCCGCCGGAGGTGATCGCCGCGCTCTTGGTCTCGTCCTCGAGGACATCATCGGGGTCCTCGACCGTGATCTCGTTCGCAGAAGTCTTCGTCGCGACCCGGAAGTAGCCGTTGTTCCCGGGCGTGGTGAAGCCCGAGAGCTTGAGCCACTGCCCCACAAAGGCGTTCGTGAACGCCCCCGTCGCTGCGATGGTGCCGGTCAGCGCCGTGATCTGGACCGAATCGCTGAAGTTGATCGCCGGCGTCCAGGCCGAGGCGAAAGCCGCGGCCAGCAGATCGTCGTGCGAGCCGTAGCTGAGCTCGAACTCCATCGAGCCGTTGGCCGAGACCCCCACCCGCTGCACCGTCGCGCGGTTGCGATCGGACCGGATCTCGTTGCTGGTGACGGTTTCGGTGGGAGACTTCAGGCTCCCCCCGGTCCGCCGCACCGTGGTGAGAGTCGGGGTGGCCGGCGTGACGCCCCAGTTGCTCTCGGCGACGTAGGCCACGCGCGTCCGGTTGCTGCTGCCCATGTGGACCTCCTAGATCCTCTCGTCCCGCCGGAACGGGATTTCAACGTTGACCTGATACCAGGCGCCGTCGGGTTCCGGCCCGACCGGTCGCGGTTGCGGTTCGAGAAACTGCATGCCGTCCTGCTCGAGGTCGCGGAAGACGGCGGCCACCGAAGCGGCGAGCGACGCCGCGATCGCATCGCCCGCCCCGATCGGCACGAAGACCTGCACGATCACGACGCCGGTGGTGCGCCGGATCGCCACGGGGCCAAGCTCGGCGCGCCGCGCATCCCCGACTCGCACCGCGGGGCGGATCCAGCTGGCCTGCTCGCCCGCCGCGGGGTCGGGCGCCGGGGGCTCGAAGCGCCCCGCGTTGAAGTCCGACCAGTCGACCACGGTGTCGGCCCAGCTTGCGAGCACCTCGCGGACCACCTTCTGTTCGTCCCCGAACGCCATCAGTCGACCTCGCTTGCGACGCTGCGCAGGAACCCACCCGCTTCGAGGCTGGCGAGCACGGGCGCAGCGACCCCGCTCGGCGCCTGCCCGGAATGCCCCTCCTCGAGGCGTTCGGCGTAGGGCAGATGGTTCGCGAGCCAGATGACGTTGAGCGCTGCCCAGGTGGTCGCGACCGCGAGCGCCGGCGTAGTCGGCTCCGGGAACGGGCCCGGCCCTTCCGGCTGCACGGTTGAATCCGGGGCGCCTTCGGCCATCGTCCACGAGCCGCGGTAGCGGCCGGTGTCGACGGGCGAGAGGCGCACCAGCGCCGCGAAGATGTCGAACGCCAGCTTCAGTTGGATCTTGGAGATCTTCTCGGGGAGGATCTCGTTGACCCAGCGATCCAAATCGTTCTCGAACTCCTCCAGGTTGAGCACGACAAACATGGTCAGCCTCGCGCTCGCACGGAGTAGAGACAGGCCTGCGCGCCGGAGTAGAGCTGCTCCGGATCGGCCACCACCTGCAGACAGCGCCCGCTTTCGAGCACCAGCTCATCGCCTCGTTGCGGCGGCGAAGCCACGCTGGCCGCCGCGAGCAGGACCTTGACGTCCGGGGCTTCCGCCACTCCGGCTGCGATCTCGGCCGGGGAGAAGCGCTCGAGGACACCCAGCACCGGGGCAGAGAGGACCTGCCCCCCCGAAGCGAGCGCGCCGGTATTCGGGTCGTACCCGCCCCCGGTGCGCCGCCGCAGCTCGATAGGCGCCCCGTAACGCCCGATCAGGCGAACTGCCGCGGCACGGAGAGTCTTGTCCATGGCTCCAGGCATCACGTCACTCCCCGTAGCCCGCATGGTCCGTGGCACGACGCCGGTGCACGACCTCGCGCACCAGGCGGTTGAGCTCACGAAGCTCGGAGCCCATCTGATCCAGCCGCCGGCTGATCTCCGTGTAGTGCGCTTCCAGCGCGGCGATGGCTACGCGACGATCCGCCGCAGCAGCGTCGACGCGATCGAAGCGCTCCCCGACGGCCGAGAGCCCGCCGAAGACGGTCGCGATCTCGGAGCGGACGCGCTTCTCGAGCTCGCTGCGCTCGCTGCGCTCCTCCGCATCCGCGCGCCGCAACATCTCGACTTCCCGCTTGAAGTAGGCCGTCAGGACGGCCACGAGAGTGGCGACCAGCACTTGGAGGATGAACACCATCGCGGAGATCACCTCCGGGTGCGACTCGAAGAGGGTAAGCGCCAGGAGCGTCATGCGCGCACCAGCCGGACCACGCCGTATCCACCTGCAGAAGAGCTCAGCAGTGGCGCGGCCAGGTCATCCAGGTAGCTGAACGTGCGGGAAGCCGGCGCCCCGTCGGCGTATTCGACCTCGAGCGGACCGACCTTTTCGCGCTTGATCGCTCCGCCACGCGCCAGCGGCGCTGCGAGTGACTCCTCGAGGTGGTAGAGGGCCGCCTGGCAGGTGAGGCGAACGAGCCGTGGAGGGATCCCGGTCAACCCGCGCCCATCCGGATCTGTCGCCCCGGCCCGCGGCCAGGCCAGGGCCTGCGAGGAGTCGCGCACCGCGCCCGCCCATTCGTAGCGGCCGTCGAGCCAGGCCGTGGCATACCGGAGCGCGGCTTCCTTCAGCTCGAGGCTGGCCGCGGACCAGATCGCCGGGCTGCCATGCGCGACCGCGTAGGCGTCGAGCGCGGGGACCGAGGCGTAGCTCTCCGCCGCAGCGAGCCCGGCGCCCGTCTCCACGATCAGGGTCACGGGAGCTCCCCTCCCGCTGTCGAGAAGGGGCCGGCGGACGGCCTGCGGGAGCAGACGCCGAGGAGAGAGCGGCGCGGGGAGGGAGCCACCGCCCGCCGGCCCGTTCCATGCAAGCTCGGCGGGCGCACCTCGACCCGCACGCCCAGGGCACCGATGCGCCGTGCCGCGGCGCTGCAACCGGGGGCACCGAGCGCCGCCAGCCGCCTCAGGACCGCAAGCACGAGACGCGCCCACCACGCGACCCGGGCGACCGCGTTGCGCCGGACCCAGTCCCGCTGCGCAGCTCGCGCTGCCCGCCGCAGGGCCTTGGCGCGCCGAGCGTTCACCCGTTGCGTCCCTTCTGCTTGCGCGGCTGCTTCGGCGTCGGAGGCCCCTCTGCGGTCTCCTCGTCACTCGGTCCCGACTGGGGCTCCCAGGGCGTGTGGATCCCGGGTTCGAAGTCCTGGGCGCGGATCAGCAGCCTGCGCCTGGGATCGGCCGGGTCCTTCACCGCGCAGAGCTCGTACTTCATCGCGTTCCTCCTCTCGGACGGGGAGGCGAGCGGGGCAACCGAGCCCCGCCCGCCACTCCCCAGCCGCTCAGTTGCGGAGCCGCACCGCTCGGTTCGGCTCGAGGGTCTTCACCCCGTAGAGCACGTCGAGCGCCACGATCACCTTCGAGTTGCCGCCGTCGTAGAAGAGCCGGCTGCGCAGCGAGAGCCCGGTCTGCGGATCCGCGACCGTGGCGATCTTCGCGCCGAGCTGCCCGCCAAGCTCGGAGAGCGGCGCGGTCGCGAGCGCGAAGGCGTGCCGGTGGAAGGCGAGCGCGGCACTGTGGTTGTCGAGGCTGACGGTGACGACCTCGTCGTCCGCCACGGCCTCCTTCAGCGCTGGGTAGATGGCGACGTTCGTGAAGGCGTTGGTATTCGCGGTCGCCGTCGCCGTCACGACGTACCGCTGCGAGTGCCCAGCGAAGACGAGCGAGTCACCAGCCACCAGGGTTCCGGTGACCGCAGCAGCGTCCAGGTTGACCTTCGTCGCGCCGGCCGCTGCCGCCCCGTTCGCGGCCAGCGTGCCGGTGCTCGCCGACCCCTTCGTGTGGGTCTGGATGTTCTGGCTCGCCAGGATCTCCATCCCGAACCGCCGGCCGAGGCTACCCTGAATCTGCGCGGTGACGCCGGCATCACCGGCCCCGGTGTACTGCGTGAAGGCGGAGTTGCCGAGCAGGTCGGCTTCCATGTCGCTGTCGACCACCGCGAAGAGGTTCCCGTCGTGGAGCGGGACCTTGTTGTCGCGGAGGATCTTGCGAGCCGAGAGGAGATCCGTGTGCGCCGCGGTCGAAGCGACGTCGTGATACCAGGGGATGAACTTGTAGAGCTTCAGCAGCGCCTGGTCGATGTCGTCGGCCAGCGCGTAGGCGGCCGGGCGGATGTGATCGCGGATGATCTCCTCGCCAGTCGCCGAGAGCTCCTTGTCGGTGAGCTCGAACTTGACTTCCTTCCACTGGTCGAGGGTGATCTGGACCTCGCCAGCCACCAGGTCCTGCGCCGAGCTCGGCGCGTCCTCAGCCGAGAAGGTCGCGGGGCTCTTGATCGCGATGACCGAGCCGCGCTGCTGCGGCTGCTTGTCGTAGCCGCGGTGCACCAGACTGGCCATGCCGAGGTTCTTCTCGAGCGCGAGCAGGGCCTCCTGGGCGTAGAAAATCGGGTTGTAGACGGACAGCGTGTTGGTCGCCATCTGGGGCGCTCCCTTTCAAGCGCCGCCCGTCAGCGGGCCGGCGCGGTTCAGGAGGCGAGACGCAGGGGGACCCCCCGCTTCTCGGCCTCCGCCTTCGCCCGGCGGTAGGTTGCCGGGTCCTTCGCCTGATCGAGGGAAAGGACGATTGCGCCGCCTCCCTCGCTGCCAGCGGAGCCAGTCGCCCCGCTGCCGCCCGTGCCGGAGCCCTCGAACGCTCGCGGGAAGCGCTCCCGGAGATCCGCGGTCACCAGCTCGGAGATCGTCATGTACTCGCCCTTCGAGTCGAACCGATGCTTGCCCCGCTCCTTCGGGTCGAGGACTCGCGCGACGAACTCGTCACCCTCCTCGACGACCTCGACCGAGGCGAGGACGTGAGGCAGGAGGAGATCGGGATCACCTTTCGCCGCGGCGATCGCGCGGACCGCCTCGGCGCGCACGATCTGCCGCTCGAGGGCCGACCGCAGCCGTGCGGCCGTGGCGCGCTCCTTCTCAAGCTCCTTGCCGTGCTCCTCGGCCAGCTTGGTGCGCAGGCGCTCCCACTCCCCCTTCTTCTCGGCGTCGGCCTTCTCGCGGTCGGCCTGCGCCTGCAACGCCGCACGAGCCGCCTCGGGGTCGAGATCTCCGAACCGCTTCAGCAGCTCGTTGCGCTCCTTGTAGACCGAGTCGAGCCTCGATCGGAGCGCCTTCAGGGTCGCGGCGAGATCCTCGCCCCCACCGGCACTGCCGGGCTCGGGCTTCGGATCACCCTGCCCCTGGGGCGGGTTCTGGGGATCAGTCGTCGGTT